CAAACCGATGGCGAGCGCAGCGCCTTCATTCATTCGTGGTTTTGGGCGTTGCACGAGCGTCTGCGCGATGTGCGCGTGGCATGCGGCGATTGGTCGCGAGTGGTCGCGGATTCGGTGACCGTCCGGCTCGGCCTGACTGGTGTGTTTTTTGACCCGCCATATTTCCGAGGCGCGATGGATTATGCGGCTGGAGGCGTTGGTACCAATTTGGCCGCCGACGTAGGCGCATGGTGCGCGGCCAATGGCGGCAACCCGCTGCTCCGCATTGTGATTTGTGGCCACGCCGGGGAGCATGACGCCCTGCTGGCTCACGGTTGGGATGCGCGCAAATGGGCGGCGCGGACAGGCTACGCACGCACAGAGGAGGCTGTGGCTAATAGTGCCGGCGAGACGATTTGGTGCAGTCCGCATTGTGAGCCGGAGACCAAAATTCAAAATTCACTTTTTTGACAAAAATTTTTCAAGAGGGCTATTTCATGGACGCAGCAATGAAATTTGGTTCTGTTTGCAGCGGCATTGAAGCAGCAAGCGTGGCATGGCACCCACTTGGCTGGAAGGCCGCATGGCTTTCTGAGATTGAGCCTTTCCCTTCGGCGGTGTTGGCCCACCACTACCCCAATGTTCCCAACTTGGGCGACATGACCACACTGCCAGAGCGCATCCTATCGGGCGAGGTTGAAGCCCCAGACGTGTTCTGTGGCGGCACACCCTGCCAGGCCTTTTCGGTGGCAGGACTTCGAAACTCGCTTGATGATGTTCGGGGCAACCTTTCATTAACTTTTTGTGAGATCGCAAATGCAATTGACCATGCTCGATCTGTTCGAGGAGAGTCTGCCTCAATCGTCGTCTGGGAAAACGTGCCCGGAGTCCTCAGCACCAAAGACAACGCATTCGGGTGCTTTCTTGGAGCGCTTGCCGGCGAGGATGGCGAGCTTGAGCCGCCAGGGGGAAAATGGGCGAACGCTGGTTGTGTGTTTGGCCCCACGCGAACAGTCGCGTGGCGCGTCCTCGACGCCCAATATTTCGGAGTGGCCCAACGACGCCGCCGTGTGTTCGTTGTCGCAAGTGCTCGATACGACTTCGATCCCGTCAAGGTACTTTTTGAGTTCGACGGCGTGCGCCGGGATACTGCGCCGAGCAGAGAAGCGCGGGAAGGCATTGCCGGAGGCATTGGAATTGGCCCTCCTTTCAGTCGCACAGGCAACGATTATGGGGTCGGCAACTGCTTGACCGCCCGGATGCACAATGGCATCAACAGCACATTGGATGCGGGGCAGACGCCAGTGATCAGCATTCACCCTCACTGCATAGGCCGCGCACCAGAAGCTGGGCCACAAGGCAAAGAGTATTTGCTGGACGGGTCTGCGTACTGCATGGACGGCCGAGGGCAGCCGCAGGCGGTGGCGCAGCCCATCGCCTTCCACCCGTCGCAGGACCCGATCAGCAGCACGGATGGAACAACGCACGGACTGGGGTGCGGGTCATCTGGTGGGCAGGCGAGTGTGGCCGTCAGTTATGGCGTCAGAACCGCCAACACTAGCAGCAACGGATGGGGCATTCAAGCGGAGGTCACGCACACACTGGACTGCGCTCAAGGTGTCGCCGTGGCGCAGCCGATTGTCGCCAGCATGGGAATGAGTGGTCACGCAAACCGCCCTGCCGTGATGACCGCTCCTCAAGCAATGGCCGTGCGCCGCCTCACCCCGGTGGAGTGCGAGCGCCTACAGGGCTTCCCCGACAGCCACACCCAGATCCCGTGGCGCAAGAAACCCGCCAGCGAGTGCCCCGACGGCCCCCGCTACAAGGCGTTGGGCAACTCATGGGCCGTGCCCGTGGTGGCTTGGCTTGGGAAGCGCATTCAAAACTCACTTTTTTAGATAAAATTTTTAGGAGGTTGAAAAATGTTGAACGTGAAACAGCTCACCATCGACGAAGCGACGCAGCATGCACAGCTCATGATCGACGCGGCGGCGGACCGGGCAGATCGTGAGTACAGCGGCTGGTCGAGTTTGGCTTATGCGTTTTTGAGGCATTTTGTCCGAGACAAAAAAAGTTTTTGGCCGTGGGAATTGATTGAGGCGTCCATAGATTTTGGCCTAGTACAACCTCAAAACCTGCGGGCGTGGGGAGGCGTTTATCAACGCGCATCGCGGGACAATTTAATTATTCGCGGCTCGAAGCTGGGCAAACATCCTAACCGTCACGGGACTCTAGTCCCAATCTGGGACGTCGTGCAAAAATGACTACGCCAATTTTTTCTGACGAGGTGCAGCTCGCCGGGTGGAGCGAGAGTCATACATCTGGGGCCAAAATCACGTTTTGGCTTTCTGACCCCGCACAGTTGAGCGCGTTCCGCGGCATGACGGAGCGGCGCGGCAAAACGGCAGGGCAGCGTCTGGCAATGGTGCTTGTCGAGATCAACGACGACGAGACGCTGGCCGATGAGCCGCCATCAACCACAAAACTAGGCCCGTTGTGTGCGCTGGCTGTGGCGTGGTGCAGTGATGCGCCATTTTTGGCATGGTGGCAGCGGCAGCGCGGTCACATGGCTGGCGATGTTGATGTGCGCGGCGACATTTTGGCGACGTGCGGCATTAAATCACGTCGAGAGTTAGACGCGGACGCGAGGGCGGCAGCGGTGTTTAATGATGTTTTTAGGCTGCCATACATGGCGCACTGCCGCGAGGCGGCGGCGGTCGAGTACGGTTTTGACAAAATCCACCGCCGGATCGGCGAGCTGTGAAGTTTTGCTTTTTCTTGCGCGTGTTGCGGATTTCGTTTAGCGCGAAACAATCTCGCTTCTGATCCGTCTGACATACGCCGTTGTCACCCCTGCCGCCGCCGCGATATACCGCGTTTTCCATGTTGGCTTAGTCTCCAATAAGGTGATCACTTGCGCTTTTCCGGTTGGCTGGTTGAACCTTGCCGCGAAATCATCAATGGCCGCTTGTAGGTTTACGCAATACTCAGCACCGCCCATGCGCCGGAATTTGTGCGAGCGTAGATAGAATTCGTTGATCAGCACCATCTTGGGGAGTATTTCCATCGTCCCAATGATCTCGTCCGCCCGTTCTGCCAGCGCGACGTTGATAGGCGGTCTCGCGGGTTCCGGTGCAGCTTCTGAGTCACCCCAGCCCGGATCGCTGAACTTTGGGTGATTGGCAAACATAGGCGACGTTGACGGGTAGCCTTGCGGCTTGCCTGTGTCTACGCGGTTCCAGTTGCCCCAGTTCTCCAGAATCATTTTCGGCGTCATACGTTCTCCGTTTTGGCCCTCTAATTGTCATAATTTTTTTTCATTTGTCCAAAGTGTTGTTCAATGTTAACAGATTTCTCACCCCCGAGGGGCAAAATTTGCGCGTGCGTTTTTTGGGTAAACTCTACGGTCTCCCAGCAGTTGGCCTAAAAGATTTTGCCCCCCTACCCTATCCCACACGCCTGAACTCGACCACCCAAACCCACGGGTTGGCTGCCCATGATCCGGGGCCATTGATGGACTCCCACAGATAAATAAACGAGTCGCGGGCGTCAGGCTGCGGGTTGATGCAGCCGCAGTTGGTTTCAAATCCCCCGCACTCCAGACACCCGCCATCTGTGATCCCCTCCGCCCGCGCGTCGTCTTCACTGATGTCCACCAGTCGCTCCACGCGCACGCCGGTGATTTCCAGTGTGATGCGGCTGGCCCAGCGGGGCATGAACATGCCGGGGCGCGGCTTTGTCCAGTCGCCGCAATTTGGGCAGCCGTCAGCCCAATAGTGGATCTCGTCCGTGCTGTGCCAGTCTCGCGGCGGGTGGTGCTCCTGATGGCGCGGGCCGCTAAACGCCTCGCGCACCCACAGTCGGTCGCCGGGTTGGCCGTAGGGGCAAAGCACACGGCCGCCGAAGTCTTGCCCTAAAGACGGCTGGGGCTTCATTATCCGCCTCGTCTGGGTTTTGCTGCCATCCAGCAAGGCCCGCACCATCGGCGCGCTGAAAAGGATTGGCTTCATACCGCCTCCTGTACATTGTTGTCAATTTTGATCAGACGCTCAAGCAATCCGCACGGATCAAAATTTACCCAAATCGTTGCCCACGCGTCCGCTGCCGCTGCGTTTGTTGCCCTCGCCGCCGCCGCCCTCGCCACCGCATCCGCCGCCCTCGCCGCCTCCACCGCCGCCTCCACCGCCTCCACCGCCCTCGCCGCCCTCGCCGCCGCCCTAGCCGCCGCCTCCGCCGCCCTCGCCCACGTCGCCCACCCCAACGTCGCCCACGCCGTTGCGTCTGCCGATTTGGCCGTGCGCTCGGTAGTCATTTGTTGCCACTGCTTGCCAAATCCTTGCTGATCAGCCAGCGGCTGGAGCGACGGCAGCACGGTGACCCACATCCAGTCTAAGATGATGTCGAGCCGCTCCTGCTCGTTGACTCGCCCGGTGCCAGCCGCCATCGGCAGCAGGGATTTCCACCTCTCCGAATTTCTCACGGCGTCCGGCATCGCGTCCTGAACTACGATAATCCATTGGCCAATCACCCGGCTCATACAATCGGGGATGCTGTCTGTGAGCCTGCCGGACAGCGCCAAATTGATTGCTGCGATCGAGCGCGCCGAATGCTCGTCGCCTAATCCCGACGGCAGGTGCATGTTCGCCAATTTTTCCGCAATTGCTGCCTGTTGGTCAGTTGTGATTGTGCTCATGCTGCCTCCTGCGTGCGTGTAATTGTGCATTGGCCTGCTGCGTCGTAGGTGTAGTCGTATGCAAATCTGCTGCTGGCGCGGTACGTCAATACGCGGCCGGCGTCGTCGCGGCGGTAAACGTACCAAAATCCAGAGTCGTCGCGGTAGCTCAACACGCGACCGGCCTCGTCACATGTGTAAGCGTACCAAAGCCCACGCTCGTCGCGGTAGCTCAACACGCGGCCGTCGTCGTCGCGGGTGTACCCGAGCGGGATTGTTGATGGGTCAAAATTAGGGTCAATCATGCCGCCCCCTGCGCGTTGTTGTCAATTTTGATCAATCGCTCGAGCAATCCACAGGGATCAAAATTTGCCCCCGCCCCCGCCGCCTCCGCTGCCGCCGCTGCCGCCGCCATCGCCGCTGCCCTCGCCACCGCCTCCACCGCCGTTGCCTCCGCTGCCGCCGCTGCCGCCGCCATCGCCGCTGCCCTCGCCACCGCCCTCGCCACCGCCGCTGCCCTCGCCGCCCACGTCGCCTCCGCTGCGTTTGTCGCTGCGTTTGCCGAGTTGGCAGTACGCTCAGTAGTCATTTTTTGCCACTGCTCGCCAAATCCCCGCTGATCAGCCAGCGGCTGGAGCGAGGGCAGGACGGTGCCCCATATCCAGTCTAAAATGATATCAAGCCGCTCTTGTTCCTGCCCTCGCCCGGTGCCAGCCGCCAGCGGCAGCAGGGATTTCCAGCGCGCAGAATTACGCATCTCCCCCGGCATCGCGTCCTGGACTACGATGATCCATTGGCCAATTACCTCCGACATACAATCCGGGATCTCGTCTGTGAGTTTGCCATAAAGCGCCAAATTGATGGCCGCGATAGAGCACGCCGACTGCTCGTTGCCTAATCCAGATGGCAGGTGCATTGTTGCAAGTTTTGACGCGATTGCTGCCTGCTGGTCAGTTGTAATTGTGCTCATACTATCTCCTGCGTGCGCGTGCGTGTGATTGTGCATTTGCCTGCGACGTCGTAGGTGTAGTCATCTCGGCAGCCGTCGCTGTTGATGCACGTCAAAACGCGACCGTTGATGTCGCGGAAGTAGACGTACCAAAATCCAGAGTCGTCGCGGTAAGCCAAAACGCGGCCAGCAGCGTCGCGGATGTACCCAAGCGGGATTGTTGATGGGTCAAAATTAGGGTCAATCATTTTGCCTCCTGTGCGTTGTTGTCAATTTTGATCAATCGCTCAAGCAACCCACAGGGATCAAAATCTGCCCACGCCGTTGCCCACGCCGCCGCCCTCGCCACCCGGTGCGCCGCCCACGCGTCCTCCCACGTCGCCTCTGCCGCTCGCCACGTCGCCGCCGCCTCCGCAGCAGCACCCGCCGCCTCCGCCTCTCGCCACGTCGCCGCCCACGCCGCCGCCCTCGCCACCCGGTGCGCCGCCCACGCGTCCTCCCACGTCGCCTCTGCCGCTGCGTTTGCCGATTCGACCGTCCGATCAGTGGTCATTTTTTGCCATTGCTCGCCAAATCCCTGCTGATCAGCCAGCGTCTGGAGCGACGGCAGGACGGTGCCCCACATCCAGTCTAGGATGATGTCAAGCCGCGCCTGTTCCTGCCCTCGCCCGGTGCCAGCCGCCAGCGGCAGCAGGGATTTCCATTCTTCCGAATTACGCATCTCCCCCGGCATCGCGTCCTGGACTGCGATGACCCAACGGCCAATGACCTCGCTCATACAATTGGGGATCGCGGCTGTGAGCCTGCCTGACAGCGCCAAATTTATTACTGCGATCGAGCACGCCGACTGCTCGTCGCCTAATCCCGACGGCAGGTGCATGTTCGCCAATTTTTCCGCAATTGCTGCCTGTTGGTCAGTTGTAATTGTGCTCATGCTATCTCCTGTGCGCGTGTGATTGTGTGTTTGCCGCCGTTGTCGTTACAAAATAATCTAATCATTTTGTCGCTGCCGCCAAAACCCGCCAGAGCATTGCCAACGCGCCGCTTAGTGTCGGCGCTGTCACACTCGATCCACGCACCAAAACCTGTGTGCATAGCCTCAAAGCTGCGTCCATCCAGTATCTCGCCTGATTTGCCTCGGAGCAAAACGCCGGCCCCGTAATTGCTCGCGCCGCGCTGAGTGGTGAGGCGCAGTGTTTCTGGGTTTGTTTGGCGCAGACCAAGGGCGTGGATTGCCTCAATCCCTGCGGGCGGAAAATAAAGTTTTATTTTCATTCGATAAATGGGGCCGCTTGCGCGGCCCCGGCCTTTTTTTTGGATTTTGTCAAAACCGCACTTTGATTTACTCGTAGAACCGCTCCTCTTGGCACAACTGCTCCCAGTGGTAGTCGATCAGCGACACAATAACGTTGTCCTCTGAAAATTCACCATCCTGTGCAACCTCAACCTGTGTGCCGCGTGACCACCCGCTCGTGCGCTCCTGAATATCGTGATTAAAATTGATATTGGCGTTTGGGTAATATTTCCTAACCGCTGCTGTTGCTGCTGCCTCGAACTCCGGCAAAAACAAATCCAGCACAAATCCGTCTGGCAGGTTCCCGTCGAGGATGTGCGTATTGATTGTGACTGTTGTGCTCATTTTTATCTCCTGCACCTAGCTCTGCGGTGCGCCAGATGGCTCACGTTGAGCCGATGTGTGTACTATACGCACCTAATTTTGGCTTGTCAACACTTTTTTGCAAAATAATCAAAATATTTTTATGTCTCGCCGATCCGGTGGCGGATCTTGTCAAAACCGCAACACGCGCAAAAAAAATCGAAACTAAAAACGTTTGAGAGTGTTGCGGATATTGACTAATATCCGTGGCATGGTGGTTATAGGACTAAGCTGCCACCGAACGAACGCAGAACACAACCGACGCGACGGAATCGCGGAACCGTAAAGGTTATGGCAATGCCCGGTACTATTGGAAACACTAACTCAAGCAAAAACAATCGCTTATGGGCTGATACGATTCGTCGTGCGGTCATTCAGGCGGACGGCGCTAAGTTACGCGCTATCGCTGACGCATTAATTGAGAAAGCCGCAGAGGGCGACATTCAGGCGATTAAAGAGTTGGGCGACCGATTGGACGGGAAAGCTGCGCAAGCTGTAATCCATGCTGGCGACGAAGACGGCGGCCCGATTCGTGGCGAAGTGACGATAAACTTTGTCCGCCCTAAGAGTTGAACTACCGGAAGCATACGACTTCCTGTTTGATGACAAGGCCGCAGATAACAAGCCAGTACGCTATCGTGCCGTTTATGGTGGTCGAGGCTCGGCTAAGTCTCACTCGTTTGCACTGGCGCTAATACTAAAGGCGTACCAAAAGCCGCTGCGGGTTGGCTGCTATCGTGAAATACAAAAGTCAATCAGGGATTCGGTCAAACGGCTCCTAGATGACAAGATACGAGACTCAGGCTTAACGGACTTCTACGAGTCCACAGATACTGAAATACGGGGGGCTAATGGCTCCCTTTTCATTTTTGGTGGGCTGAGAACGAACCCCGATGCGGTGAAGTCAACCGAAGGCTTAGATATAGCAGCGGTGTTTGAGGCGAACAAAGTCTCGCAGCGATCGTGGGATTTGCTGATACCGACTGTTCGTAAGATTGCCTCGGAGATATGGGCTGAGTGGAACCCTGAGTATGCGACTGACCCTGTTGACCAGATGTTCAGGGGTGCTAACGGTGCGCCGCCCGGCTCAATCGTTAAGCGAGTGAATTGGGACGATAACCCATTCTTTCCTGAAGTCTTGATGCGTGACTTGGAATGGGACAGAAAGCGAGATCCTGAGAAGTACGCGCATATCTGGCTAGGCGAGTACCAGACCAGAAGCGAGTCCAGAGTCTTCAAGAACTGGACAATAGAAGAGTTTGAACGTCCCAAAGGCACGATTCACCGACTCGGTGCAGATTGGGGCTTCTCAGTCGATCCAAGCGTATTGATTCGATGCGATATCGACGGCAATCGGCTATACGTTGATTATGAAGCGTATCAAGTCGGGTGCGAGATCGTAAACCTACCCGAACTGTTTATGACTGTGCCGGAAGCGGAGAAATGGCCGTCAAGGGCTGACTCTGCACGACCTGAGACCATTAGTTATATGCGGACTCACGGGTTCCCGAAGATGCAGCCTTGTATTAAAGGCTCGGGTTCAGTTGATGAGGGCATACAGTTTCTCCAGTCAATGGACATCGTTGTTCACCCTCGATGTAAGCATCTGATTGATGAATTGACGATGTACAGCTACAAGGCCGACCCGCTAACAAATGAAGTCCTCCCGGTATTGGAAGACAAGAACAATCACGTTATTGATGCGCTGCGTTATGCCTTAGAAGGTGCAAGGCGTACCGCCAAGCCTAAACCTAAAGACGAAAGAAAGCCCCGCCCACGAGTAAGCCATGGTTGGCTCGGCGCATAAACAATGAGCGAAATCACAGACGTTAAAGGCAAATCCAAGGAAGACGACGACGCCGCATTCCTAGACGAAGCCCGCAAGCGGTTCAAATTATGCGAGGACGGCTGGAAAGATAACCGTCTGGCCGCGCTGGAAGATATGAAATTCAGGGCTGGCGACCAATGGCCTGAGAAGATTAAAGAGTCTCGTGAAAAGTCCGGGCGTCCGTGTCTTGTGGTGGACAAGCTTAACCAATATGTGCGGCAAGTGGTCAACGATGGCCGTCAAAATCGCCCGATGGTCAAGGTTAGACCGATTGATGACTACGCCGACGACGAAGTAGCAGAGGCGTTTCAGGGCATCATTCGGCATATCTGCGACCGTTCAAACGCTGACGAGGCGTTCGACACTGCGTTAGAACAAGCAGTTGTAGGCGGTTGGGGCTGGTTCCGTGTCGCGACTGACTACGCTCACGAAAACACGTTCAACCAAGAAATAGAAGTCATCCGCATCCCTAACCAGCTTGCGGTAGTCTGCGATCCGTTCACACAGAAGGCAGACAAGAGCGACATGCGCTTTTGCTTCGTCGTTGATGAGATGGCAAAGGATGAGTTCAAAAAACAATATCCCGATGCCAAGTTCACCAATTGGGAATCAGACGGCAAACAATACGGCGAGGATGGTTGGCTGACCGCTGAGTCTGTCCGCGTTGCTGAATACTGGCATGTGGTCGAAACCCCTGCAAAACTGCTGTTGATGTCCGATGGGACTAGCGTTACTGAGGCAGACTACGCCAAGGCGCTAGAACAAGGCGTCACAGACCTGCCGCAGATTGTTGACGAACGCGAGATCACCGCAAAGTCCGTCAAGTGGTGTCGCATGTCCGGTGCTGAAAAGTTGGAGGAAATCGAGTGGGTTGGTAAGTACGTGCCTCTAATTTTTGTTGGTGGTAACGAGTACAACGTAGACGGCAAAGTCATTTACTCCGGCTTGATTCGCTCGGCGAAAGACGCGATGCGGTTGTACAACTTCAGTCGGTCTGCCTATGCCGAGCGTGTGGCTCTTACTCCTAAGGCTCCGTGGGTAGCTGATGTTAAGGCGATTGAGGGTTACGAAGGCGATTGGACTGACGCCAACGTAGAGAACCAGTCTGTTCTGCGCTATAACAGCACAGACGAAGCTGGGCAGCCGCTTCCGATGCCGCAACGCAATAACCCAAGCGACATTCCAGCGGGTTTTGCACAAGATATGCAACTGTCTGAGCATGACATTCAGGCGGCTTTGGGGATGTATAGCGCGTCACTGGGCGAAAGAAGCAACGAAAAGTCTGGGCGGGCGATCATGGCTCGTCAACGTGAAGGCGATACCGCGACATTTCATTTTCAGGACAATTTATCCCGCGCTATTCGCTATCTTGGGCGCATTCTGGTCGATCTTATCCCCAAAATTTACGACAGTCGGCGTGTGGTTCGCATCTTGGGTGAGGACGGAGAATCGAAACCCGCTATCGTTGACCCACAAATATCAGGCGCAACGCAGAAACAGGGAAACACTTACATATACAACCTAAACGCGGGTTTGTATGACGTATCCGTCGCTGCTGGCCCTAACTACACCACAAAGCGACAAGAAGCCGCTGACGCCATGATGCAGCTGGCGCAAGGGAACCCTAACCTGTTTCCGTTGATCGGCGATGTCATGGTCAGAAATATGGATTGGCCAGGTGCTGATGCCATTGCCGACCGTCTCAAATTGATGTTACCGCCTGAAATTAAGAAAGCCGAAGAGAACGACGACGAATCACCAGAAGTTGTGGCTCTAAAGCAGCAAGCACAGCAAATGCTAGACCAAGCCACACAGCAGATTCAAGCCGCAGAGCAAGGCATTCAAGAACGCGACCAAGCTATTGCACAGCTTCAGCAGGAATTACAGCAAGCCAAGCAGACGAACGACCTGAAAGCGCAAGAGATACAAGTCAAGGTGTTTGAGGCTGAGACTGAGCGTATGCAAGTCGAGGCATCGTTGATGCAGCCCGTTGAACAAGGCGTACAGCAAGCCGCACGGCCAAGCCAGCCCGCAGCAATGGTCATGGTTGATGGCAGAGAGGAACTAATGGCCGCCGCTAGTGAGATGCAGTTGGCGAGCGCAAGCATACAAGAAGTCGCCCTGCAAGCCTCGCAAGTGACCGCACAAAGCGCACAAGCGTTAGCTGAAGCCCTGCAAATGATGGCGCAAGGCCAAGCGATGCTGGCTGAAGCGATTGCTACACCTAAGCCGTCGCTATTTGAAATGTAAAGGACAAAGCATGCCCGGAATTAAGAACACACAATACAACTGCGGCTATCAGCAAATTGCAGCGACTACCCTCGCAACTTCAACCGCGCTGACCATCCCAACAGTGCCAGGCAACGGTGCGCTGTCTGCCCGCTACGCCGTGATCCAGTGCGAAGGTGGTGAGGTTCGCTGGCGTGATGACGGCACAGCACCGACGTCCACGGTCGGATTTTTGTTAGCCCAATACCCTGACCAACTTGTCTATGATGGCGACCTAAGTGCTCTGAGATTTATCCGCACATCCGCATCATCGATTCTGAATGTCTCGTATTACTTCTAAGCAGTAAAGGCACTAGCGCCCAGCTAGGATTCCCAAAAGGAACTGTAAATGTCTGATGTATTTGACGGCACAATTGCGCCCGTAGAAACACCGGTAGCTACACCGGAACCCGTAGCGCCAACTCAGGAAAACACGGCGGCTCCTGAAGTTACAGAAACGCCGGAAGCCTCTGAAAAGATGCTATCTCAATCTGAGGTAGACAAGATCGTTCAGAAACGGCTCGCAAAAGAATCTCGACGGTTCGAGCGAGAGGCTAACGAACGCGCACAACTGATGGCACGGGCACTTGCTGCCGAACGTCAGTTAGAAGTGACGCAACCAAAGCCACAAGCCGCACCGGATGGGAAACCTAACCTGTCTCAGTTTCAAGATTACGAAAGCTACACCGAAGCCCTAACCGATTGGAAAACCAATCAAGCTATCGAGAGGCGTTTTGCCAACGAGAATCAAAGACTGCTGCAGTTTCAAGAACAGCAGTTAAACGCCAAACGTGCTGAAGCATTGCGCCCCAAGATTGATGAGGCCATTAGCAAGTATGACGATTGGGCTGAAGTTGCGACTACCTTTGCCATGCCTCAGATGATGGAAGAGGCGGTTTTGGAGTCGCCATTGGTGGCTGAAGTTGCCTATTTCCTCGGGCAAAACCCGAACGAAGTAAACCGCATCGCAAGGCTGTCACCAGCCGCGCAAGTTCGTGAGATTGCCAAGATTGAGACAAAGTTAAGTGCGCCCGTCACACCAACCAACGCACCACCGCCCATTAAACCCAATGGCACAAAGGCAACTGTCAAGACAGACACCTTTAATCTGCCGTGGGATCAGTTTGTTGCTAATCGACGCAAAGAGATGGCGCGGTTTAAGTAACCTCTAAACCAAAGGAAAAGAAATGAGTAATACATTAAGCACCATTGATATGGTGGCCAAAGAGGCGCTGCGTATCGCGCACGAAAAGGCCACCTTCGTGGGTACAACTACCCGCAGCTACGACGATTCTTACGCCAAAACAGGCGCAAAGATCGGCGACACACTCCGTTTGCGTAATCCTAACCAGTACACGGTAACAACTGCTTCGCGTGTTATGGACGCGCAAGACCAGGAAGAAACCACGCAATCGTTGACCGTTGCGTCTCAGTACCACGTTGACATGCGTTTCAATTCGACCGAACTTGCTTTGTCTATCGACGAACTGAGCAAGCGTTACATTGAACCCGCTATGTCTGTCTTGACCTCACGTATTGACGGTGATTGTCTGTTGGCCGCTACCCAAGCCACCTACAACGTCGCTGGTACAGCAGGCACGGCAGTCGGCACGGTGACTTCTGGCTTCTCAGACACCTCCGCTATCGGTATTGCCCGCGCTCGTTTGAATCAGGGCTTGGCTCCGAAAGACGGCAACCGCTTCTTGCAGTTGGATTCCGGCACGATGGCATCCCTGACCAACGGTATCAAGCCACTGTTTAGCCCACAAGGTACAGTGGAGGAGGCATTCCGCGAGGGTTACATTGGCAAGAATCAGATGGCGACCTTTTACGAGAATGACCGCACCTACACGCATACCACGGGTTCGGACGTTACCGTTAACACGTCGGCCTCGGCCGCAGTGACCAACGGTGGTACAAACATCACCATGAACTCGACGGACGGCAACATTAACAAAGGCGACGTATTTACCGTTGCTGGCGTGTTTGCTTGCCACCCTGAGACAAAGCAGTCTCTCGGTTACTTGCAACAGTTCGTTGCTACCGCCGCGTCTACTGGTGCTGTTGCTGTTTCGCCGCCTACTTTCTTGTCCGGTGCGAAGCAAAACGTCTGCTCCTCGGCAGGTGCTGCCTTGGCAACTACCGATTTCAACAGCAAGGCAATGACCTTCGTAGGTACGGCAAGCACCGCCTACCGTCAAAACCTCATGTATCACAAAGAGGCGTTCGCCTTCGTTACGGCTGACTTGCCGTTGATGGACGACGCGATTAAGTGTACCCGCATGACTCAAGACGG